TTAAATATTCATAAGCTGTTGTAATGTCAAGAAGTATGTCTGCTCCAGATGAAACATTAAAAACAATTCCATCATCTTGAATTAAAGATTCTGTTGGTCTTGTGTTATAAGTAACGTTGTGTAACTGCCAGTTTGTTGTTAAAGCATAAATATTAAAAGAAGTATTGCTTAAAGCATCTGTTGCTTTAAATTTTAATACAACCTTTACAATTTCAGAAGTATTTAAATCACCAATATCTGGTTTAAATAATAAATAAGGTCCAGTTTTTGATATTGTTGGATAGGAAGGACCAGTTTGTTCTGATTCATTCCATAAATTTGTAGTAGGTGAGGCTGGTGAAACTTCTGCAAATACATACCTTGCATCAGTTGCTGGATCATAATAATCTGTTCTAACCAAAGACCTTGTATGCAACCAAGAATACTCGTGGTCTCCAGATTGTGCAGAAACAGTCATTACATCTGCAGTAACATTTACTGGTGTTGAAAGATCAACAGTTGCATCATTCATTAATGCTGAAGCAGTTAAAAGATCTGCAGGATTAATCTCTGCAATCATTGGAGATGGTGCAGGAAAAAGTGCTGAAGCTGTTGCCAAAGGTGCACTTATATTTACACTTGGAGAAGTAACAGATACAACTGGATCATTAAACAATGCTGACCCTGTTGCTTCATCTGCTGGAGTTTGTCCAAGCAAGAACATATTCCAAAGTTCTAACAAAGCTGTTGATGTATAAACACTATTTGATGCAATGCTTAATTGATCCATCAAAACGTTTACGCTTGTTGATGATCCATATACTCTAAAGTTTGTAAAGGTTCCACTTGGTGCGGTAATTGATGCAGAAGTATCTAAAACTCCATTTATATATAGTTCTACATTTCCAGATGCAAATCTAACAGAAACCATCATAAATCCTGGATTTGCACTACTCCAACCATCTGGAGTATCTAAGAATCCACCACTTACAACTGGAGAGGTTGTTGCATATGACCAATGTTGTTGTGTTGAAGTTAATACAGTAGTTCCACCAGATGTTATTCTTAACTTATTTTGATTAGAAGTTCCAACACCAGTTCCTAAAATTAATAAAGCAAAAGAATTTGATCCATAATTAAATTCAAGCAGGTTTTTGTTTCCACTTACTGCAAATTTAGAAAATTCTATAAAAAAGTTAACTGTAAAATTTGCATTATCTAAATAAGCACCAATTGTTGAGTTTGTGGTTTGAAGAGTTCCAGTTCCATAATTAAGAACACCATTGCTTGAAGCCCACATTCCATAATATGTTTCAGAAATATCAAACATTGCTGGACTATTTGTTTTTGTCCAGGTTGCAGATCCAGCAGATCCAGCATTTGTCATAGTTTCAATTGTTGCGTCTTCAAAATCCCAAAAGTAATCTGGGTTATATTTGTTTAGTGTCCAGTTTTTTAATAACATAATAAAAATAGCCGTATAGCTAAATGCTAACGGCTAACTCCTCATAAAAATTGTTCTCTGGTGTAATTGCAGAAATGCTGTGACCACCTATTGATAATGTTGGAGAAAAGGAGAGGCTGAAGTTGTGAGAAGTAAGTACCAAAGATGACCCCAATTGTACTTTCTCAGTCTTTACAGACTTAACTTCAACTGCTTTTGCAGTAAGTGTAATAACACTTGCCTCTACCTTTACATCCATTGTAACCTACTACGCTACCGTGAATTCAACGATACCGTTGGCATCCCAAGTAATAGTGAAGTTACCGCTTGAAGATGACTGATCAGTGCCGAAGTCAACATATCCAATAAGTGGACTTGTTGAGTTAACACCAGTCTGTGCATCATAAACGATTGCATAACGTGCTGTGATTGTGCTTGACGACCAAGTTGTATCTGCTGCATCAAGAACAAGCTTATTAGTTGCTCCTGTGTATGTAGAAGTCTTGGAAGCCAAGGTATTTCCTCCAGCTGTGTATCCAGTTCCAGATACTTCATTAGCTACTGCATCGTCCCAGTAGTCGTGAGTATCTTGGTTTGGAGTGTAAGAAGAGGTAACCAAGGCAACTTTAATTGTATCGGAATCCCAATCAATTTCTTTGTTTAGTGCCTTTGCAATGAAAGACCCATATAGTTTACTTGCCATTACTAATCATCTCCCCTTATGCGGTCTTCTCAACGATAGCGTAAGCACTGGCATCTGCAACAGCAAAGCCTCTACGAACACGAACCTTGAGTTGAACCCCATCTGTATTGAATTGAGCATCACGAGATACTGCAGATTCTACGTTGCTACGAACACCATTAATCATCATTTGACGATTACCAACAATAAGCAATGGATTGCCTGTTGGGTTGGAAGTTGCAGCTGCAGATGTAGCAGCACCATAAGAGACAACTAATGGATAACCAAATAGGCTTCCTGGAGTTGCTGCTGTTGGGTTAGGAAGAACAAGCTGACCTGTTCCGTCTACCATTCCACGAAGGTGACCAAGCATCTTTGGATGAGCAATGAATACAGTGTTAGCTGCATCGAAGTAAGAACCCTGTTCTACAAGAGCAAGAGCATCATTGATATCTGCGAAAGTTAGTGCACCTCCAGTCTGGATTAGCTGATTTGAAGCAGAAGTTGCTACAGACTTGTAAACAGATGTGAATGGTGCAGTATCTGTACCATCAGCAGCAGCTGTTACACCAAGAGCGGCGTTATCAAACTTACGAGCCCAGCGTGAAGCCCATTCGATTTTGTATGTGTTAAGTACGTCAACGAGTGAATCGTTTACGTCTTCTTCGCTGATGTGGAAAATCTTTGCGTACTTACGAGCAGTTAGCAAGATTTCATCAAGTGTTGCTGCAGCTTCTGGAATAGTTCCACCTTCTGCAACGATTTCTGGTGCATCTGCAACAAAGCGTGGAACGCCCTTGGTGCGTGATGCCATTTGCTCTCTACGAGCGAAAGCTTCAACTACAGAGTTTGCTACAGTTGCCTGGATAACTCTGCTGGAATCTTCTTCTGGTATGAAGCCATTAGCTTCGGTTAAGTCAATTCTTGACATTATATTTCTCCTTAGAAATTTTATTTTTATTTAGATTTGAAATAATTGAATCGTCCAATTCAAAAATCGCAAGTCTAAACGTCCATTTAGAATCTTGCGTATTGATTGATTCTATTATATCACGTTTATTTGCCAAGCAGTATTCTTGCTTGTAATTCTGATGCTGAATTTGCTGTTTTTACTGGAGTTGTTACTCCGCCATCAGCTAATCCACCAACAAGAAGTTTTGGATCAAATATTTCTGGAAAATCAGATTTCAAAGATTCAAGTTGTTCATTTAAACCAGTTAACTTAAATTCATCATCAAGACCAATTGTATTAAAATCAAGATACTTCTTAACTCTTTCTACATTTGGTAAACCAGACTTAGTTAACTCTCTTTCAACTTTTTCAATCAATGCTTTTGCTGACCAATCAGTTAGTTGGGCAACAGCTTTTTCCATTTGTTCTCTTATTTGTTCTTTTTCTTCTCTATATTTCTTTGCATCAGATTTAGCTCTGTCCAGAGCATCAAGGACTTTTTTAGGGTCCTCAATGACTGGCTCAGATTCTACTACTTCGTCATTAACTTCTACAATATCATTTTGTTCCATTTTATTTTCCTCTAATTTCCTGCTGTTTGTTCAGCAATAACGTTATTTGTATTCATTCCTTGAGACATTAGTCCAAGATCGCCTTGTTCAACAATAAGATCTGCAACTTCTGAATCGTAACCCATTTCTAAAAGAACCTGCTTAAGTGAAACGCCAACTACACGCTTTTTAACTGCAACTTCCCAATGATCTAAAGTGTCAAGACTTTCTGGAGATTCCCATTTAACTTGAACATCTAATTCTCCAGTCATTATTTCAGACTCTAAATTATCAATTTTAAGAATAAACCTGAACATATCTCTCCAGGTATTTCCAAATGAAATTTGTCTGTCTTCAATCTTTTTAATCAAAGGAGCTTCTGCTGTTCTTAAGGATTCTCCACTTTGCTGACCAGCACTTGAATCAAAGTAATGAATTGGTGTTGATGTTAAAGAAGCCATTGACTTTACATATTGGGTCATTGGTTCAGTAAACACCCTGTGGTCTGCAGGAGAAAACTCTCCAACTTTTGAAATGCCCTTAAGATACCAAAGTTCTCCTGGACCATTCTTTAATGAGCCAAGATTTTCTGCATCAACAGTAGAGTCATCAAAATCTTGAATTTCTGAGTCATTTCCTCCATTTGCAAGTGCATATCTTTGTGGAGCACCTTGATAATCAACAGTATTCATATGAGTAATAATTAACTTGTTGATAGCATCCTGTGGACCATAAGCATCGTAATGTTCTGGTCTTCCATATGTTTTAGAAGTTCTAAAGTGAAATACTGGAACTTCATTCCAAGGATTTTCAACTACGCCAATTTGTTTAAAGCCAGAGCTTGAAACCATTGTTTCTACTTCTCCTACAGCTTCATATTTTTCAATACGATCTGCGTAATACATATTTAGTCTTACTGTCTTAGTTGTACTGTCGTATGGATCTGTGTGTTGCCACAACTTTGCACCAAATCTCTTAACTCTTGGATTTTCAGTGTCATATACCACTACAGTTGTTAATGGTGAATTATAGTTAATCTGTACTTCTCCATTTTCATCTGTCCATACAATTGCATAAGAATCTCCATATACAAGTGCTCTTTTATGAATTTCATTAGCATCAAGAACAAGATCGTTAGATTCCCAAACCCTGTTAATTATTGCATTAGCTTCTTCGGTAGTTCCTAAAACATTGGCTATTTCTAACCTGTTTAATACAGAATCAACTACAGTTCTTGTAAAGTTGAATCTATAGCTATTATTTGCTGATCTAAATAGAGTTGACCATTTTTGATTTGGAAACAATTCTTTTTGAGTACCCTCGTAATATATGTGGGCTGTATTGTAATCGTTTCTACGGTCAATAAGTCTATCTATTGCATTTTTAATATCTGTCATTTTTATTTATCTCCTGTTGTAATTAAATTGTTTTGCACTAATTTTTACTGCCTTGTTGTCTAAGAAGTATAAAACTCCTGTAACAACAGCATCCAGTACGTCATCGTGCGATACTTTTGGAAATGACCACATCTGCTCTTCTAATGCTGG